ACCATTCGGCATCAGCCGAGTGATAGCCTGTGCGAAGCTGACCGCATTCAGATTCTGCGGTGCGCTTGCGGAAGAAATCAAACCTACTGGCATGTCAGTTCCTTTGTGCGTATCTACGCATTAAGAGAGGTAAGAAGAAAAATCCATTTCTTTTGGAGTGTTGGCAGCTTTGGCAGCAGCCTGCTTTGGCGCAGTCAGCACATCTGCCACCTGCGTGAAGTAAGCTTCAGCTTGTTGCTGAACTTGCTCCGGAGTAAGTTGAGGGTTGGAAGTAGCAAGCTGCATTTTCACGGCGTTCAGCATGGGAGCGACGGCCGGGTGTGAAAGCGCTTCATGGTTGGTATTTTGAGTCTTGATCTGGAAATTGCGGATTCGCGAATCCAGAGTGCCATTCAACCTTTCTGCCGCAGTGCGAGAGCCATGCTCCACCAAGCCGTGCGACAGCTGAGCTGCTGCCGCAAAGGCTTCACGGGCTGCAAAATTGATTGCTTCGGCGAAAGCATTCACATCTCCAGAAACTGCCTTCTGCATCGTCTCAGCAGGAATGCTTGATGCAAAGTTTGCAGTTGAAATCTGCTGCCTGAAAGCATTGGGGTCCATGGGACCAAGAATTGGGTCTTGGAGAGTGGGAGCTTTCGGCGCATTGGGATCAGCTGCTTTCGGCTTGAACATGTTGACGTAGCTGTCCAGCGCACTTGCAGGACCAGTAACAGGTCCGCCGGCTGGAGCAGGTGCTGCGCCCGTGCCCATGCTGGCAGGATCAGCGCCAGGGTTCACAGGACCATTGACTTGTCGAGTTGCTGGCCCCCCTTGTGGAGCAGCAGGTGCGGGAGTTGCTGCGGCAGGAGCAGCAGGAGTCGGAGCAGGCTTGTTGCCAAAGATGCCAGGAAGAAAAGCCATGAAATCACCTCTTAGGTTTGCTTGGAAGTTGCAAGAGCTGCAAGCAGCTCAGATTGAAGCTCTTCGTAAGCTTCCACAAAGTTGCGGAGCCTCTCATGAGCCAGGATTGCAGTCACCTGCTCCGCTGGATTGGCAGAGTATGGCAACCTGTTTTCCACCAATGCACTTGCATAGGCTTCAATTTTGTTTTGAAGATATGCAAGAAACAGAGGTGAAACTTGTTGGGCCAACTGAATGTCTTCAGCGCCCATGGATAGTCGACAAAAGCGACTACCGCTGTCTGGTGTGATATTGTGAGTTTGTGTCATGCTGGAGTCCCACTAGGTGGAGTTGTTGCTGGAGGCTGTTGGGCAGCCGTGGTTTGTCGGATGGTCTGCAAGAACTGTTGTTGTTGTTCAGGAGACCGCTTGAAATCTTCAAGCCAGTAAGCACCTTGAAGTTTGGCCCAATACAAGAACATGCCCATAACATCGTATTCCGTGCCCACTGCGGGGAGTGATTGTGCAGTTTGCAGGAAGACTGTGAGCAGGTTGCTATTGAGCATCTTCTCTGCGGGCAGTTGACCGTCCGTGAGCTTGAACTCCAGCATTGCTTTGCGCAGTTCCACCGGATCAACTGCAACTTCTTCACGACGGTCACGATTGAGGATGGTACCGGCAGTTTGATATTGCAGCGTGTTTGCCTTGATGACCTCCTTCACAGGCGTCATGAACTGGTACTCAATCGCCAGCGAGCAGAGTTGCTGACGAGAGTTGGAATTGTTCATCGTGGTTTCGAATTCCGTCTTGGTCTTGTTGCCCTTCTGGAATTGCCCACGATCTACCTTGTTCTGACCCGTGGCTTGGTCAGCCATTGCAGAAATCATTTCTGACATCTGAATGTTCGTGCCACTGTTGTCTTCTCTGTAAGGAATCTGATAGATGGCGCGGGCCATCGTGTTGTCATCCTTTGCGAGAGACGCATTACGCAGCGGAATACGGCTGACAGAAGACACCGCGTCAATGTCCTTCTTGTCAATCAGGCGAGGATTGTAGATCAGACGATCAAAGACCAGTCTGCGCTTGGATTCCAGTGAGATGTTCCACAGGGAACTGGACATGTCTTGGAATGGCAGCGCATTGTCCAGCATGGATTGCGTCTGGTAGCCAAGACCATCTTCATACGGCTGCATGATGAACGCAGGCAGGTAATCATAGCCTACATTCATTTCTTCTGCGAAGATCACATGCTGCCAATTCACGATGATGGCATGGTAAATCTTCACTTGGTTGCCACGAGCACCAAAGTCAGACGGCAATGCACGGCAATAGAAGTGCGTGAGCAGATAGTGGTCACGGTAGGAGAGCTTGCCCTGGTTGGAGCCAGTGATGCCCATCCAGCGGCCCCAATTCTTGCCACCAAAGTCAACTTGACTCAGATTCAAGTACTGGTTGATTTCTGGTGTGTAGTAACTCGTGGCGCTGGTCTCATCTGCCGTGTTGCCAGAGAAAGAAGACTTGAATGCTTCTGCCGCTGAGGTGGTTTTCTGGTTGTCAAGTACAGAAAACAGCTTCTTCAGCTGCACCCGACTGATAATCTTGTTGTGCCCGAAGAATTCACCTTCAGTGTGCAGGTCTGCCGGAGCAACTGTCATGTCCATGAAGCAGTTGTACGGATCAATGTGCTTGATGCAGTTGCCACCGTAGGAATACTCCCGCAGCGCGGCCAATCCAGCAGATGAGATGTTCGTGTCCGTGACCACAGTCTTCAGTGGCGTCTTTTCCCACGAAACAACCGCAGCACCAAAGTTGAATTTGAAGCCATCGCGGAAAACTTTGAGCAATTCGCGAGCCCAACCGTAACGTACAGATTGGTCACCGAGAGCAGTCTCGAATTGCAGAGCTTGTGTCTGGTTGGCAGGGTAAGAGACCACCCCAAAGATGGGATACGAGGTCAGATACACGCCTGCTTGGTATGCCACAGCAGATTCAATCTGCGGCATGATGATGGGTACGGTCATGTCTTGCAGTTTGCGAGCATCGCCAGACATGTTTGCACGCACAGCACGAATGTGCTCTGCTGTAGTGTTGAGCTGCCGCTGATATGCGCGATCACGGTAGCGCAACAGGGCACGAAAATCAGATAGTGAGCTGCCGCCGCGGTCTGCGCAGTCAAGAGCGTACTTCAGGAGCTCTTGACGCTGTACAAGATTGAGGGTATTGACCAGAGAAATGTTGGATGTTGCCATGGGTGGCTCCTTGGAAGGTTAAAACGGCAATGGAAGAGAAGAACTATGGGCACCTTCTACGTGTTCAGCATCCACATTGAAGATGTTTTTCACGATCAGGTGTGCGTAATCACGCATGAGCTCTTCTACATATCCAATAGGATCAATTATATCATCTGTGTTGTTGATCCTCAGCGGGTTCCAATCCATAATCTGCGCCAGAACTGTGCTTCGCACTTCAGGGTGTAGGTAGATTTCACCTGCAAGCAGCCGGAGAAGTCCTCGCTTGATACGATTGTTCTTGGCTTGGCCCTTGGGGCTGAGTTCTACGAACTCGAACCCGCTGATTCCTTCCTGCTCACAGTAATGGTCAAACCAATAGAGTAGCGTGGATTGGTATGCTACACCTTCGACAGCAATCAGTCTTGTATTATTCTCTATGCCTAGTCGAATAGCGTTTTTGATGGTATCCAGAGGAGAAAATGTGCCATGTAATAGCTTATTAAATATTGGTTTGCCATCACATACAGCATAATGTGAGATAGTGCAGTCATCTGACGTCTTCTTCCCTGCGGATGGATCAATGATTATGAACGAGCCTTCTGGGTCTGCATCCTTGTAGTATTCTGGGAGCGTAGGAATACGAGAGATGTCTATGCCGCTAGCTGCCGCGATATCTGTAGAGTTCAGAATTTCTGAGATAAAAATGTCTGCGTGGCCCATCTCGGCGTCAGACTGGTATTCACTAAGGAGTTCCTCAATGGGACGAAGCTCTTCCCAGAGGGAAGAGCCATCTGCAAGAATGCCACCAACAATGAAAGAAGTCCACTGGGTGTTGTTCTTGAGCTTCTCCAGAATACAATGCTGGGGATACATGTTGCCGACGTAGATGTAGGTACAGCCGTCGTTTGAACGTGCCTTCATCAGCGTGCCCAGAATCCACTTGAGCAACTGATCGCTGAGGTCTTTGTTCTCAGAGGTTTCACGCTTCTGCACGTCGTCCATGATGATGACGTCAGGGCGCTTGTTCTTTCTGTTGATACCTCGGACTGCTGTTCCGGCGCCTATGGCGCGCAGAATAATGTCTCGTCCGCGGAAGCTGAAGACTTTGAGTGCCTGAGTGTCAACTTCTACGTTTGCTTGCCAGTTGCCGAACAGCTTGCGAATGTTGGGACTTCCCAGCAGGTCGCAGATATCAGACAGCGTGTTGACAGCTAAGTCTTCTGAAGCGCCGACGATGAGGATGAACTGCTTGTGAGAGAATAGAATATACCACAGGCACAGCAGCTTGATGAATGTGGTCTTTGCAAAGCCGCGTGGAATGCCAATGGCATAGCGCTCTAGCTTCTTTGTGAAGCCTGTAAGAAGTGCAAAGAGTGTGAGATAGAAGGGGGGAAAGTTGTAGGTGAACTCTTCTGGAGCAGCAAGCATTCCCAGAAAGTTGAGGTCTTGGCGTGTGAGTTCCGCAGCACTCTGCGCATTCGTGCCAATTTCTGCAGTTTCAGCAGTAAGACTCACTGCTCTCCTCGCGCTTCTCGCTCCATTGGAGAGTTCCAGTATCCATAGCGTATCACCTGCCACAGATACGTTAGGTAAAACTTAATCGCACCCATGCGTTGATACTGAGCCCAATGCACTTGTTCGTGCCGGATCAAATCGGCGTCATCCAGCCGCTCTGCCAAGATGTAGATGCCGAATGGGGGGATGGTAACCCCCGCAAAGCCGGTGAGTTTCAAGCCCCAGCGCACCGGGCCTTTTGCAGGCTTGACGTTCATAGCGTCGGGAATGCTGCGGTGGGTGTAGAGGTCGTGCGGGCGTATCCGTTGGTGATGCGGATATCCTGCAAGTAGCCGTTCAGCACAGCACCAGCCACGCGGTCAGCGCCGACATACAGCACGTTCGTCTGGTTGAAGTTGTCGTTCACCGCTCCCGCGCTGGTGGCGTCTGTAGATCCGTTCAAAATAACCCGCAGGTTGCCCGCTGCCGTGCCAGACCGAACTACCGCAAAGTAGTACCAAGTGCCCGACACCAGCGAAGTAGCGCCTGTCAGTTGCGTGGCGGTGTAGCTGAACTGAAGTTTATTGCCCGAGGTGACGTTGACTGACCAGCCCGTAGTGGCCGTGCCCTTGCTCACCAGCCCGTAGGCCACGCCAGTAGCGTTGAGGTACACCCAGCCTTCAATCGTAAAGTCTCCAGTTCCTAAACGAAGCTCCGGCTTGTCAATGGTGGTTAGGTTATCCCCCGTGCCATCAAACGATATGCCGGTTGGTGGCCACTTCGCCTGCGTGGTGCTGACCTGAGCATTGCCCACGGTCTGACCATCGTTGATCGTGGCCGCGTCAAAGATGCCTGCGTTGGTGAAGTTCAGCAGCAGGCTGGTGTTGGCGATGGCGGTGAGGGGTGTGGTCGGCGGGGTGAACGCTGCGGTGTAGACAGCGGTGCCTTTGACTAGACGCAAACTGGATACATAGCCAGCGTATGGATCTTCATATGTTCCGGAAGCCCCACCAACTCTAAAAATAGCCGTCCCAGGACTATTGAGAGTGGCAGTGTAAGTGTTTGTAGAAATCAACGCGCCGTCTAAAAAAATTCTTACTGTGTTTCCCGAGCGGGTTGCCGCTAGATGATGCCACTGAGAATTAGAAATTTGCGCTGTTGTGCCAAATGAATACGCTGTCTCTGTGCTACCATTTGTCAAAGATATATACCAAATCCCAGAGGAAATAAGTATGTAAAACGAAATTTCAGTTGTCTGTTGTGGGTTTGAAATGTAATGCCCACATAGCCAAGAATCTGCCGTTTTGTTTGTATAAACAAACATTTCAATAGTGAAGTCGCCTGCCCCAAACTGAAATGCGGCGTTATTGGCTACATCTAAATAATCCCCCGTCCCATCAAAATACCCACTGCCCCCATACGAGGCCGTGCTGTAAGACGCTGGCGGATTGAACGGCGCGAACTTGCTGATGCGCGTGTCACCATTCACCGTGATGGCAAAGGCGTTGGTGCTGTTGTCTTTGAAGCGGTTGTCCTGCAAGCACAGCAGCTTGACACCGGCAGCGTTTGTATATGGCGCTGTCGGAAGCGTAATTGTTAGAGCAGAATCTGCGTACAGTACGTTTGAAATGTACGCATTTGCAGCAAGCCAATTCCCACCAAATGCGGCAAATCTGGCACCGATAGATATGGTGGTGCTGGTAAAATTATGATTTGAGGTGCCTGTGGCGACGCTTGTTCCGTTAATATAAAGAGCGACTTGATTGGTGCCTGTTCCTGACCGAACAACAGCAATATGCACCCAAGTATTTAATGAGATTGCCGTTGACGCTGACGCAGCAATAATAGCCGTAGTTCCAATTCTTTCAACAAATTCTAACTGCCTGCTAGAGTTTGAGCTAAGCACAAAACCGTTTGTGCCGGTGTCAAAAAAAACTGAATCGGCGGGTGTTGCCACAACATAAACCCACATAGCAAAGGTAAAGTTGCCCGTACCTATGGATGTCTGGGTTGTAGTCAAACTGTTTTGAGACGATCCCCCCGCAAAATACCCGCTCCAGTACCCACTGGGCATGTACGGGTTGAACGACCCCTGCGTGGTGTCGCCGTTGTGGGTTATGCTGAAATTGTTGGTGCTGCTGTCAAGAAACGTGTTGTTCTGAGCGCCGTTGGTGCTGGTGGTGTTCAGCAGCAGGATGACATA